TACCTTCATCGGTTATCTCAGTGACCTCACTATCAATGAGGTCACCTCTATCATTAAAGATAGGCTTATTATATACCCACGTTCTCATAGGCCACGCCTTTCGATCTCATATCCCACGATACCGATAATGATAGACGGCAGGCCAAGCATGATGAATGCTAAAGCTGGTCCAAACATAAGGCCGAATGACACAGACAGCATCACCCAACCAAACACGACCAAACCAGCCGCAAATAGCATCCCATCAGTAGCTTGTTTAATCTTACTCATTATCAACCACGTTTATATATTGACCCTCAAGGCTATACCCACAGGCCTTGAGAAAAATCTCAAACTGCTCGATAACGTCAGTGATAGCAAGTCCCTGCTTGGCAGAGAACTGAACACTGATCTTTGCTGTGAGAGGAACACCTCGCTCACTGCAGCCACCAATGTGGTTGCACTCAAACGTGAAGTGCTGCATCTCAGGATAGTCAAGCTCAGACATGATATAACTCCTTAAAGGTTAAAACTGGCGGGAGAAATGGGATTCGAACCCATGAGAATGGTTTTAGCACTCTAGTTGCTTAGCAGGCAACCGCCTTCGACCTCTCGGCCATTCCCCCATTGTCATCCATGAGCCTAGTGACATGGCGACATTTCTTGTGAAACTGAAAGCCGATACAGGTGCAGTGCCACCTCTTGGTCCTACCGCTTTGGGTTACGGTATACACCTCACCTGTCTTGGATGAAGTCATATTATATATCTTGTCCTCAGTGACTTTTGGCTTGTCAAGCTTGACACCACCGATGGACAGAATACGATACATAGGTATATGGTTATAGGTTTTGGTCCTAGAGTTTAGGACAGTCAGGTCCGCAACCGATTGCATCCACTTCGGTGTGGCCACAACCTTACCCTGAATGGTAATGGTATTGGTTGCCAGATGTTTGGAATCATCTGCAAGGTAACCACTGACAAATGAGTCATCAATGACCACCTCAATATCGGTACCAACCTCTGGCAACCTCATTATAAACTCCATACCATTTTGTTTTGGCACTAACCATTATATACATCTGGTGGACAAAGTCAACCAAAAAATGTCATCCATTTGTATTTTTTTGTAACTCTGGTGGATGACAAAGAATGACCTTCGGTCGACAAAAGTCGACAAAACTCTGGTTGACTTTACCTAGGCAATGAGGTATAATGCCTACATGATGACAAACAAGGCATTCAAGATGTCTACTGACCAGACCAATCCACCCGGCTTTTATGTCGGCAAGCGTATCCTGGGCCGCTATCAGGTCCTTGAGTCGACCATCCTCAAGGGGTCATATTTTATCTATGACCACGAGTTCGGAGATAACATCCGCTCCAAGGATGGGTCAACCTGCTACTTTGGTTCGGTTAAACTTGCTGAGACTCATGTTCAGGGGAAGCGCAAGTGAAGGTCAGGATATACAACACACCCAAAAATCTTAAGTTAGACGTGCTCAAGCGTGCTGTTGAGTTCTTTGGCACCATGCTTATGTCTAAGCGCATGTGTGCTGGCTTGACCATCTTTGTTAGGTTTTCTGAAACTCATAAGCAGGAAAACTTCGATGATGGCAACTGTACTTGGGAAGATGATAACCATAGGCCTAAAGAATTCAGCATAAACCTACATAGCTACAAGAGCATGAGTAAGGTGCTTACTACTCTGGCTCACGAGATGGTTCACGTCAAGCAGTTCGCCACTGGTGAGATGCGAGACCTGATGCGCGACGCTCATCTTGTATCTTGGCAGGGTAAGAGGTTTGATATGCGTGATGTGGAATACTGGGATTATCCGTGGGAGATTGATGCTCACGGACGTGAGCTTGGTCTGTACGTTAGGTTCAGGGATCTCTTAGAAAAGGAGAAGAGAGATGCAAAGAAAGTTACCAAAACAAAGAAACCCAGTGGCAGCAAGCTTAAGGCAGCCACTGTTCCACAAGAGGGTTGTCAAGTCTAAGAAGACTTACAGCCGTAAAACGGATAAAGGTCGGAGGGACTCAACCACCTCCGACCTTTATTGTATCTGGGGTATTCTGTAACTGAGGCTGCTCGATCACTAGGTAGGTTGCAGCGTCTGTTACCCTATCATCCGCATACAACATGTCTCGCGCCTCATACAGCTTTGCAAGGCATGATCGTAAGGTCTCATGCACCACCCGATCATTCGTGCCTAGCTCTAGATCAGCTAAAGCGCTCATCAGATTGGAATCAACAGAGTAGTCTATCACATATGTACCTTCAGGTCCGGTCTTTTCAACCGGCTGAGGGAACAACAGCTTAACAACTTTCTCTAGAACTTCATCTCTAATGATGACTGGTTCCGGTTCACGCTTAAACCATTTTAATAGATTCACCTGATCTTTTTTCCTATCGTATATTTTGATTCAAGAAGCCAGTCGTCCTTATCCTTATAGGATATGATTTTTATTCGGCCGAGGGGAACCTTATCCTGAAACCTATCTGGATCTCTTATTGATAACAGACCCCACTCGCTCAGTAATAAGGCTATGGTATTCCTTCTTTGCATATCCTCGGTGGTAAAGTCTGATTGCCTACCGTCAAGAAGGAAAAGTTCCTTGAAGTGCACAAGATAGTACTTTCCCTTCTTGTGCAAGATGTGGCAAGACTGAATCAACTTCTTTTCACGCTTAGATGCTACACCTATGCGCGTAAGAGTCTCTTTTATCTTCAGGAAGTCTTCTTCTTTATTTAGCTTCACTTCCAAAAGTGTATCTACTAATGATGCATTCATTCTAAAACCCCATAAAACTTTATGGGATTATTTATTAAAAACTCTTTTTATCGTTTTTCCTATCAGGGAATGCCAGATTGAGCATGTGCTCTTTCTGTTCCTTAGTCATAAGAGCCCAGGCTTGCTTGGTCCTGGTGATGTTGTAGTTAAGTAGCTTGGCAACAGCCTCAATGATACGCTGATTGTTCTTTTCTTCCTCGGATTGCTTAAGCCATTTCTTCCATCTCTTTTTCTTTGGTAGAGAGTGAAAGAGGTAGTCATGGTGCATCTTCTTGTCTAGCTGATGCCAGTGGTTCATCTGCGCAGCATGATACAGAGTATCAGTATGTATCATGAATGCACGATTGACAACCCATGGATTATACTCTCGTGATGTTTCATCATTATAGATGTAGTCTTTTGTAAGTGAGATTGAATCCACAAAAGAGAAGAGGTTGACCTTACTTGTATCAACCTCCACAACCTCTGGTTTCATAACCACCTTACCAAATAGTGTGCTGACTGTATCAGCAGCACTATCGGCGGTCTTCTTTTTTGCCTTCATTGAAACTCACACTCCATCATAAGCTCAATCATAAAGGCAAGCAGGTTGATTTCCTGATCCGCTGCAAATGATGCCTTGTATTGATACTCGGCAATCTTTAGCACTAGGATAGGAACGGAGCGCTTGGTAAAATAGTTATCTGCCGTATCAAAGATGGACCTAAAGATTGATGCATGGTCCTGGTCAGAGTTATCATGCACCCACTTACGCACGTCATCAAAGCGCTTTTCCTTCAGTGAGAGGATAAGATCCTTGATGGTGATGTTCTCCAGGTTGGTTAGGATACCAGAGTCAATGGCACCAGTGGCACTGTAGCGCTGAAGCTCATTCAGCACGCGTCGCCAGTCTGGAAAATACTTCTGGATGATCGATGCAACAACCTGCTTTTCGTAAGGCACTGATTCATTCGTAAGAATGGTCTCCACCCGCTTCATGAACTGAAGCGCAAGCTTTGCCATATCCTTCTTACTGATCTTGAAGTCTACCACAGCGCACCGCGAGTGCAGCGGCGCAATGATCTTGTTCTTAAAGTTGCAGGTTAGAATAAACCCACAGTTCTTTGAGAACTCTTCCATAAAGTTACGAAGAGCAGGCTGAGTAGAGTTAGGATTGAGATAATCAGCCTCGTCAAGGATCACATACTTGCGGCCGCCGGTTAGTGACACAGCAGATGCAAAGTTAAGAATGTCGTTCCGAAGCGTGTCAATGTTGCCGTTAAGCGACCCATTGATGATGATGTAGTCGCACCCTAGTTGCTCAAGCATTGCCCGAGCAATGGTGGTCTTACCAACGCCGGCAGAACCCGACAGAAGCAGGTTTGGAATATTCTTTTGGTCAACAAAGGTTTGAAAAATCTGCTTTAGTTCAGCAGGCAGGATTGTATCCTCTACAGTGCGAGGCCGATACCGCTCTACCCACAGAAAATCATTAAGCATTTTTATTCCTCGATCTTAAAGAGACGATGACACTGAAGTACCGTAGTGCCGTGTGGCTCGCACGATACCATCACGGTTTCTGGATACTCATAGGTGTATGGTTCATTCTTTCGAGTCTCATAGTTATATCGAGTGCTCTGGTAAGAAATCATCTTTCCAGTCTTAACAGGTTTCTCACTGCGAATACCCTGCACACGTGTGAGAACTACGTTACCTATCTTATCCTTGAACACACCAGCAAACCAACCCTTACCGGTATGTACTCTATAGCCTTTTGTCACGTAGGCTACGCGGTCACCTGGATTGACAGTTTGACCGATCTCATTTGTAAATGGCTCGGCTACAAACTGATGAATAGTCTTGCCCATATCACATCTCCATGAATAAAAAAGGGGAGTGGTATCACTATACCACTCCCTAAGGTAAAAGTCAACCCTTAAAAGGTTGACGATGATTCAATAGCGACCCAGTATGTCACATCAGTTCCAATGAACTGAGAGATACCCTTGGAAGAGATCTTCAGTGTATAGTCACCCTCGATCATCTTCAGGTTTTCAGCACGAAAAATAGCCTTGAACACACGATCAGTCTCACCTACATCGATGCTGTAAGTGTCAGATGCAGCATTCTTGGAATCCATTGCCTGCAGACTAATGCGGTCACCATCACCAACAAGAGCAATCTCAGGTAGATCAAGAACACCGAGCGCTTTGATCACGGACTGAATGTCCTTATTGGTTAGCTTGCACTCTGCATCAACCGACGGAAGCTTGATGTCCTTCTCAGGTGGTACAAGGATAATGCTTGGATCACTGTAATGATACGTGATCGAGCGATTATCACCTGAAATCTTCACAGAGGAATCATTGAACGTGAGCTCAGGCTTATCAAAGAGAGACAGGGAACTCAGAAACCGATTTAGAGCATAGATGCCAAACACGGTATCAAAGTTATCCTGAATGTTAGCCTTGGCCAGAATAGTCTTTGATGGAGAAATAGTAGTAAGTACCTTACCAGGCTTAACCACAATCGAGGGATTGATTGTGGAAAAGTTCTTAAGAATGTTAAGGGTTTGTGGATTTAGTTGCATAATATATCCTTTTACCAG